CCGAGTTTTTTGTTGAATCAATACTATTCGCCATCTGACTATTAACCCAAGATGGGTCTGTAAACGGATATGTATCCACAATTATTGGTTCGTTTGTTACATTTTTAACCAGTTGTAATAACCCATCCGTATTTACCGCAATTTGAGGTTCTTTACCTAATTCATTCAAACTCAAAATACTAAATGAATTTTCGGTTACGGCTTTAATATATGGTGTTACAAAAAAATCTCTAATGAAATCTTGATATGCTCTTCCCGTACCCTGATTTGAAATGTTATTCAAAAAATTTGGGTAATTTTGAGATGTTAAGTCATAATTCTTCAACTTTAATGACAGAAAAGGTGAGCTAACACCTAACGATGTTTTAATATTACTAGATTCAGACTCAACAATTGATTTTGTTAGTTGGTCAATCTGATTATTATTACCTCTCGTATAAAGAGAATAATTTGAAGTTAGGAATTGTCTTTCCCATATTTCATAAAAAAACTTTATTTCATTTTTATTAACATACGCAATACCATTGGAAGGATATTCAATAGCATTAAAGTTAATAATATTAGTTGTATTTTGGCTATCGATTGGGGGTTGAGTTACAGGTAGAACAAACTTCTGTGTAAGTCCTTTCATATACTCTTCCACGAATTCGACTTCAGGCCATACTTGATATGACCATCCACCTGTTAAATCAACATATTTTGGGTCTCCCGGATATTTTAATTGAAACCTTCCTTTTTTATCATCATTGGTTTCAACAAAAAATTGAGGCCATGGGTATACAGGCTCTTGTCCATTAACTAACCCCTGATTTGAGTCCTTGGCGGATTGGGATAGGTTAACCCTACCAAGATTATCGGAGCCGGGCGCGGAAGATGGATTATCATATACAATACTAGCCCTTTTAGGGTTATATTTAACATTCCAAGCATTAGTATGAACATCATCTAATAATCGAATAAATCCTTCAGCGGATGCCATAATAACCGCACTTATGTTTCTAACAGTAGGTTTAAATCCTAAACCTTTTGATGATGATTCAATTTTTTCTGATAAATCCGCAGTAATTTTAGTTTCAGATTCTAATAAATTCTTATTGGCCTCTGTTTCCATTTTTGATATTAACTTTTGGAATATCTCAAAAACATACACAGGTCGAGCAACTTCATTTACATCAGTATTTTGTGTTTTGTTGTTTTGGGTCGTTTCAAAAACAGGGTAAAGTTGTTTTTTAATTAATTTTGTAATTAATTCTTCATTATCTTTAGTTGGTAATAGAACACCAGTTTGTGATTTTACCGTTTCAGTTAGATTAATATCATTTATTGAAAGTTGTAACTTGAAAGTATTCTCAGTTATACTATTTTTAATTTTCTTTCCTAAGGTTGGGTTAGATTTTAATAGTTCATTATACTCTTTAACATATCCCGATAATAAAGTATTTGCTTCTTCTCGTTTTGTGGGGTCTTCAAGATATTCTTGTTTAAATATATAAACATTTCCCGCATTTCCATTTAACTTTATTGGTTTAGGATTCATATATGTATTAAACCATGACTTTGACTCAGCGTAAATTGTGTTGAAATAATTAGTTAAAGCTATTTTATAATTTCTAATGTTAGTTAGGGGTTCGATTAAAACAGGTGGGTATGATTCTTGAATTGTTTGTTCAAATGTTTGTAATTTATTCATTAATTGTGCTACTGTATCTTCAGGGAAATCAGGACTAAGTAACCCTTTTGATTTGTATTCACTATAAACTTCAAGAATTTTTTGGTATCCCTTTTCTGTTACAAGTTCAGTTATTACATTATTAGTTGATATTGTATAATCTTTAGATATTACGTCACTTTTTGATTGTGATTCAATGGTTTTATTTGACCCTCCTTCAGGTGAAGTTACTGATGTTGAGATGTCAAAAGTTTTACTATACATATGAGGTGTTGCAAATAAACTTCCCATTGATATTTCATTCAATATGTTAAATTTGTATCCCACAAAGTCTAACTCAATTGAGTAATTTCCACTAAAAGTGTTAAATCTTGCATTAAAAGTTCTTAAATTCAATTGGTATCTTACCGCTTGTCCATAATAACCTTTAAGTGTTAAATAAAACGGACAGTAAGGTAGTTGAAAAAACGCAGAGTATGGTGAATCGTCTCCCTGTTGGAATAGAGCTCTTCCTTGTACATCTTCTAATGTCATAGTTACCGTTGGGACAAATGAGGTATTAGTTTTGACATTTATACTTGTAATACCTAATAATCCATTATCGGTTGATTTATTACCAGGATTAGCAACGGATGTTTTAAGATAAGGGGTGTCACCATTTTTTGGATTTATAATCTCTTGTTGGATTTGATTTACCCCTAATCCGTTAACAGAATTCTTGCCGGTTAATTCATCCAAATAACCTGTTGTTAAAAAAGTTTTTTCAGTTGGTTTTAAAAAGTTCATTTTAGCAACTGAAATAGTTTTAATTCTGTCGTTTGGAGCACCTCCAATTGCTAATTTTGTTCTTGGCACAAGTTCAGCTTCAAGATTAGCATACATAACCAAACTCTCATGGTCAACTAACCTTTCTTTAATGTTACCAAATGTATCTATTGTCTTATTTGGGTCAACAATAACAATATTTTGATAATCAAACTCAACTAAAATATTACCACTTTTATCTCCTTGTAAATTACCTGCCATAATTATTTAATAATTTAATCCCTTTTCTTAAATTATCTACCATAATAAAAAAAATATTCATTAATTGCGCCTTTATAATCCTGTAGTGAGGGTAGTAATGGGAAAGGTATGATTAACACCGCTCCGTCATATATGTTATTCTCTAAACCACCAAACTCAGGATTTGCCTGTAAAATTAACCAACCAAAAAAGGGTGAATTATAAAACTCTTGAGATACAACATCTAACCTACTTCTACCGACTTTATAAATATATGTTTTGTCTGTTGTCTTTGGAGCAATCTTTACAAAAGGAACAACGGTTTGTTCTCCATTAATTAAAAAATCACTATATCTATTATAATATTGATACGCCATTAGTTAAGTTTTGCCTTTGATATAAATACATTGGCAGGACTTTCGTCATTCCATGTTTTATTATTTGTATTTTGGTTTTCAGTCCAACCTAAACCTTTTATTAATTTTTGTTGAGCATCGGTGTTAGCATTTTCGGTAGTATAAGTAAACACTCTTTTTTTCTTCAAATTAAATGGTGTGTATTTTAAAAAATCTTTTAATTTATTTTTCTCCATATCATCAATAAAATCTTTAGTAATTTTATTCTCTTCTTCAAACACAGATTTAACACCTACTCGATTAAGTGTAATTGAACCTAACCAATATGCGTCAAATAAATTACTAATGTCCGCAGCACCTTCACCAATTAAACCAGTATTACTAAGTATATTGCCAATCAACGCATTTTTAAATGATTCGTATTTTTTAGAATCTACAACATCATTAGATACTATCATGTAAACTCTTCTAAATATATTACTTTGGAATTCTCCATTTTGACTAAATGGATTGAATACTTTTTCAGTTTCAAGTTTGTAATTTGGTCCAAAAACCAACCTACCCGTGTAAGATTTATCGTTACTTGTAAAAGTATTCTCACTCCACACAATAGTATTAAATTCATCTATACTACTTTTAATTTTTTTAACATCTTCTTTTAATTCATCAAGGGTGTTAGTAACATTTGTTGAGCCAGGGTCTATTTCAGTTGTTCCTGATATTATATAGTTAATAACTTTACCATCAGCAGTTTGATACCCGTCAGTACCCGTATTTAAATTTGATGGTAGATTATATGTTATTGTATTAATTCTTCCTACATATCCAATGTAGTTTTGTTGGACATTAACCATACCATTTGTTATGTTTGTAATTGCACTTTGGAACGAACCTCTTTTGTTATTTACAAAATTAGAATAATTTTCTTTTACTTGTCGTATTAGTCGATTTGTAAAATTATACTTTTTATCCGATATAAATTCAATGAACCCTTCATCACCGGCTTTAATATCCTTAATTAATTGTTTGAATATCTCATCTGTTCTTTTTTCTAAATTATTTGGTTTACCAAATAAAATTGTTTCAGTTTCTTTTTGGATTGTAAATTTACCTCTCTGATATATTCTTTCCGCCATCCATTGTTGTCGAACAGCATTATTATATTGATTAAATGATTCTCTATTTTTATTAACCACATTCGTAAAATAATTTTGACTTTCCTCCACTACTTTATCCATAAACACACTATAACTAGTTGTTCCTGTTTGACTTGTACCACTAACTACTGTGGTTAGTATATCTCCAATCGTTTTATTATTACTTTGACCGTTATTTGGTGTCGACTGGTTGATTGTTGGTGGAGCAACACTATCAATTACCGACTTTAAAAAATCTTGGTCAATCACTTTATAACTCAAGTCTGTTGAATCGGCCCTATCATCATATATTTCGGTATTGGCATAATAATTAAAAGTTAATGCGTTTTGTAATTTATCAACAGATTCTTTTAACCCACTACCACCGACAAAATCAAATGTTAAAGTAACATTTGCAATCATGGGTTGTACTCCAATACCTTCAGGGTTGAGGTCTAAATCTTCGTAAGTAAACGATAAACTTTTTGGTATTACTTTAGTATTATAAAAATCTCCGACTCTTAATATTAAAACAGGTGGAGCACCAAATGATGTGTTTGTTGCGTCATTATAAGTTAACACCCTTGAACCATTCTCATTTCTAATTGTAGGTATTGTATCACCAGGTCTCATACATTGTTGTAGAAATGTTAATCTAGAATTTAAACCTTCAGGTGTTATGGAATGGAAACCCGGTTGGAAAAATTTTAATTTGTCTTTTAAATTATCATAAACTAACGGACTTTCTTCTTTAATTGTTTCAAAATAATCGCACTCGCTTAATAACGACCTCAAGACTCTTTTACTAATATTATCTCTTAGTGTTACAGTTGTTTCAATGACAGGTGTTGTTTCGGTCTTTGTCACAACATTTCCAGTTACAACTGTTGTCTTTTTTTCCGGTAATACCGCAGGAGGTGCCTTTAAAGTAGATTTAATACTTGAGATGTATGCTCGTCTACAAGCCATTGCACTTGTGGTGAAAACCTCATTATTTATTGCTTGATTATCTCCGCCATCTTTATCGGTACAAGTAATATTACCCTTAACAAAAAATGTTTTTGTTGTTACATCGTAAGATTCAGGTTGAGCACTCTCTCCTCTAGCAACACCCGGTACCACGATTAATCGTTTAGGTGTGCCGTTAACATATGGAGTCATTTTACTATTATTTGTAATGTAACTAATTGCAGAATCAATCCTTCTTGCAGATAATTCATCATTAGAAGACAAACTGGCTTTAGCCGATGTCGTTGCGTCAATGACAATTGTCACATTACCTTCACTACTATTTGTAAATTGTTTTTCTAGCTCATCAATCAACCCGTCAATCACATTTTTATTTGGAATAATTACATTATTAAAAAATAAGGTAGTTTCAGTTCCCTTTGATTGTGTTTCGTATTCGGGCTTTTGGGTAATATAACTTTCATATAACACACCAAAATTTTTATCTCCTTTAGGTTTTGGAATGGCATTATTAAAATAAAATGACTTATTTAAGAATTGTTTAAAAGTATCTTCGGGAGCACCTCCAGTACTATTATCACTCGAAACTTGAGGTATTGTTGTAATTTCTTTTAGTGCATATTGAATTTGTTCTCGTGTCGATTCTTTTGAACCAATTGCTTGTTGTATTTGGAACAAATCATTTGGAGGTATTGTGTAATATTTTTTTGCAAGTTCATATAAGTCATATTTTCGACACCCAGCAAAAAATGATTCTAAAATAGAGTCAACTCTTGTTTTGTTTGTTTCATTAGCAAGAACTTTATTAACTATCACATTTAAAACCGATGGGTGGTCAACAACTATTTTCCAAGTTAAACTACCCCCTCTACTTGTATTTTTATAGGTATATATGGATTCGGGTCTACCAATAAAATCGGTTTGCTGCCAATTGGCTTGTATATTCTCACTAAAGGTTAATCCATATGGTGGAAACCACATTACTCTACCTCCATTCGGTCCCCTCTCACATACAGGTAAATCAGAAACCGTATAACCAGGTGTATTTGATGTCGCCCACGCCAAATTTTCAATTGAGAACATATATTTTTTGGCATAAGCATTATTCTCAGTCCCAATTATGTTAGTTGAGTCTTGTCCTCCTTCTTGTTTGTTTGGTACGATGTTAAGATTATATGTCTTATCTAAAACAGAGTATGAAAATCTTCGACCTTCGGTGACAATACCGTCAGTTTTTTGAAGGTCATTATATTGTAGATATGGTGTATCTTTAGCAAAAACTCTACAATATTCTGTTCCTACCTCTTGTCCTATTGCCCCAACATAACTTAATACTTTTGAACCCTTAGTAATTTCTTTATATCCGTCATTAAATACTTTAGATACTTGGTCAATCGCATTACCAACATGTTGTAATCTTTTACCACCTTGTGGTTGGCTATTTATTATTCTTTGTGTTTCATCTAAGATAGAACCTTGTTTAAAAGTTCTTTCTGTTGATTCTGTTGAATTATATGATGAAGGTCTGAAGTCCTCGTCTTCATTAATAATTACTCCCCCTACTCCAACTTTTTTACCGGCATTTCCTCGATATTTTGTTGATGTCCAAGTAAATCCTCCTTCAATACCTCCTCCATTACTATATGTCGGACCGTTAGCACCTAAACGAACTTCCCTACTCGGTCCTTCGTATAATTGAGCCAATTCTTGAGGACCATAAACCGGAGATTGTTGTTCATTACCAAACGCATCAACCGGTAACTCTCTACTTGGAGAAAATACTCTTGATGGGTCTGATGTTGTTGAACCAACATAAAAATTAGCATTATTTGTTTGAGAACCAACAATAACACCCCCTAATCTATCAAGTAATGTCCTATCGTAATTTGGTTTATATCTATTAAAATTAATATTTTTCCATAAGATGGATTTTTGTCCTCCACCTGTATTATTGTAGAATATTTGAGACCCTGTTTTTCCCGCACCTAATAAATTAGAAACAAAGTTACCTACCGCAGCAATTGGGTTGGCAAGTAATGATTGAGCGATTGTTGAAGGTCTTGGAGGATTAATATTTGGGTCAAAATATGAACCGGGTATTAATGAAAATGGTAGTAAACTTCCTCCTAATCTAAGTGAAAAATCAGCTGCGGCCGTTATTGGATTCGCCGGAACTGTAATCTGATAATTTGGTTCAATTAACGGAACTCGACCAGTTAGTATATTAACAACATTAGTACTACTATTAATATTTAAAAAATTCGCTCGTCCTACCGTTTCTCTAATAATGGCTCTTCCAATTCTTTCTTCGAATTCTCTTTTTAGAGTTTTGGCACCCAATCGAGCAATAAATGAATCAGAACTAAGTAATCCATTACTACCTTGTGGGTCTGGATTTAAAAGAATAGATAGTGGGGAATATGATGATGCGTTAAATGTTGTGGGGTATGGTTGATTATTATACAAATTTGGTATTCCACCTGTAACACCATTATTTATTGAGTCAGGTGTTGTTATATAATCTCCCGCGTCTAATTGTTGTAAACTATTAGGGCCATAAGCATTTAATGGTTGCCATGGTGGTGCAATCCCCGGAAATCCGATTTTCGCCGCGATTTGAGCATCTTCTAGTCGTTTTGCATCTTGTTGTCCCGGACCATATTCGCCTTGATTTGATACGGTATTTAAGTTTGTTGATAATGCAGGTACTTGTTCATAACCACCATCATTACCCCATTTATTTAACGGGTATAATAAATCCGCATAATAGGGTGTATCAATTAAAAAATCAGGACTATCAACGGGTGTTAGGTCTGATTGAACAATCTCATATGTTGTTGGGGGTGTAACTTTAGTAGGAGATTTGGCGTATGGTACCAAATTTCTTGATATAAGTCTTTGTCTAAACCCTTCGGTACTAATAAAATCTAATGGACTACCCATCTATCTTTTTTATTAATAAATAGATTAATTCTATTTTTTTGAACAAAAGATTATTTTCTTCTTTCAAGTTCTTTACTTTTTGCAGACCAATATTCATAAATCATTCTTTTAAAACTTTCAGATTCAAAATAAGTTGTTAATTGTTGTTGACTAACTCCCGGAGGAGCATCTACCTTTATTGTAATAACGCCACCTAAATCAACTTTTGAATTAACTTGTTTAGGTTCATTAAATGTTTCACTATAATTTTTTAAGGTAGTTGCCGTTCCCATTATAGCATTTTTTGAAACCGGGGCAACTTGTTTAGTTTTAATTTGGGTTTGTGTACCACTTTTCGTCCCTGATGCGGATACCCCCGAACTTACAACACCCATAGTATCCCTAAACATTTGTTCGATAGTACTATTACCTTTAACTTTTTGGGCACTTTCTTTAAGAAGCTCTTTTACCGCCTTTACCGCTTCACCACTTATTCCACTTGCGTTATTAATTATTTTTGTCTGTATTTCCGTAAATTTTGATAATATGTCGGTAGGTGATACATTTACATTACCTGATTGAATATCTTGAATTAATTTTAAACCTTCAGTAACTCCTTCTGAAACAAATTTCGCTATTTCTTTGTCTTTTTCAGTAGTTTTTTTCGATGCCGTACCCGTTATACTTGTTAAGACATTTCTAAATCCTTCAATATTTGTTCTAACTCTAGGGTCGTTTGCGATAGAAAATTTGAATAACGCTAAGATTGCACTAATATCGGCAGCAACATTTTTTGTAAAACCTAACTGACTTCTTTGAATTTCTTCTAAAGATTTTGGAGCATCTTTTTGTTGTTTGATTAATTTATCAAATTCTTCTTGGCTTAAGTCTTGTAACTGTTTTGTTGTTTCATCATCAATTTTAACTTCATATTTACCACCTTTACCCATCGCAGCAATATTTGCCAAGTATTGTTTGTCCTCTTCATTTTCAAATTTTAACCCCGCAGCACTTACTTGAGATAACCTTTTATCTAAATCTGCCGCGGCTAACGCCGACTTAGCTAACGACCCAGGTAGTAAACCAGCTTCCTCTTCAAGTTCTTTCAAAATTCTAACACCTTCAGGATTTATTTTAAATGCTTGAGCCTCCTCACTAAAATAAACAAATTTTTCACCCAATCTTGCCAAACTATTATTTAATCCTGTTGGGTCATTTAATGATTGATTCATTAATGCAAACGGGTCAATTAAATTACCCGCCGTTACTCCCAATCTTTGAAATGCTGCCGCCATATTAATGGCGTTTTCAGGTTTCAACATTTTATCCGCAAATCCGAATGTTTGGGACATATCAAACCTTAACATTGAGGATTGTGCAGCCATTTTAGTTAATCCCGCAACACCACCTTCAAATTGGAAACGATTCATCTGTTCCATATTTGCACTAACAGATTGCATAACTGTTCTAGCATTCAATCCCACACTTTGAACATACGCAATTGACTTTTCAATATTAGGTCCTATTCGTGATGTTTCATATCCAACATTTTTAAAATTATTAACTAAATCCTTAGCCGTTATTCCTAATATTTCACTGGAGGCATATAGTTCAGAGACTACTTTTTTATTTTCAATAACATTTCTATTTGATGCATCGGCAATTTGTGTTATTGTGGTTAGAGTATCACCTAAATTACCGCCTAATCTTAAAACTTCAACAGAGGAATCGGCAAAGGCTACCTTCATTTCCTGAATTCTAGCCCTACTTAATGTGAAACTTTTATTTAGCCCATCCGCACCCGCCGTCACGTCGGCAATGGCACTACCAATAGCCTTTACGGGATTCGCTAAATCTTTAAGATTTTTACTTAAATCTTCTAAACCTTTTTTGGAACTTTCTATTTCTTCGGGAGTTGCCATATTCTTATTTTATATATAAATAGAAGAAGGACTAAAAATTTTAGTCCTTCTTATTTTCTTCAACCCATTTATCGAGTAAGTATCGTCTTAAAAACACAGGCATTTGTAAAAAATCTTGGTAAGTGATTTTCATCAAATTATTCAAATAATAAAACTCATCAATTTGATTCTTTCTATAATCAGAAGAAAGGACGAAAAAAGTCCACCCCAAAGCCAACATTCACTATTAGCTTTTCTCCGGACGGGGCCATAATTGTTTTAGTCATATCTAATCTTGGTTCATTTTGATTCATAAATTTTCTAATGTGTTTTGAATCTGCAATTGGCATAGACTCAACAAACTTAGAAATAACTACTTTGTCGGTAGAACCATCAACCTCAACGATTTCTTTTTGTAATCTCCAAGTAATTCTTGGGACAACTCTACCTTGAGGGTATGAATCCGCCAATTTACTAATCTCCATAATTTCACCATAGTTTAATGGTTTTATTTTAATAGTAGATTGAGTTTTAGGTAATGATACTGTAAATGTTCCGTCCTCATTAGGTTGTTTACCTTCAATAATTGGTAATTCGTTTAATTGTACCGTTGATTGGAATGGTTTTTTAGTTACCGGGTCGGTCAAATTTAATTCCATCTCAGGACCAAATGCAGTATTCCTTAAAAATATTAAGATAGATTCAACATCACCTTCAATTAAATCCTCAACTTTAATGTCCGGTTCATATATTTTTGAACGTAGTAGATTGATTGTTAAATCATCCGCACCTCCCATTAGAATATTTTCATCTGATGCCGTTAGATACCCGACCTTTAATGATTTCTTTTTGTTTTTATAAAAAACCCCTTTTGATGGTAGTTGAACCACGTCATGTGGTAATGTAAAATTTTCTTGACCGTAGTCTCTTGATTGTGTATCCATATATAAAAAAATAACCGTAAAGTGTTTATGCTTTACGGTTAAAAATAGTTGTATTTAAATAATTGTAAATAATAAAAATAAATTAGTATACTAATACACATCTGTCCATTCTTAATGTCGCTTGAATATCCGCCAAAGCATCATCACTATATCCTAAACCACCAAAGTTAACATCAGTTAAGAATGTTCCATAAAGAATCCATTTCTCAACCACGACTCCCGTTGGGTCTAACATTTCAAGGTCAATATCTTTTTTATAACCCGCAGCATAACCCATACGACCTGTAACTGATTCAGCATGTAAACGAACCCATTCCATAAGAGCTTGAGCAGCAGAAGGTCCGATTGGGTCACGGAATTTAACTTGGATTGGGTCCCAATTAAATCTACCCGCAACGAATGTTGACGTATTTAAAAATTCAATTTCTTTTGAGTTAATTTTAATTGATGGTCTTGCGGCAGTTTCTACAAACCATTCGTTAATTCCTAAACTTGATGGAAACCTTAGAATAAACCTATTTTTTCTTTTCGGTTCGTAAGGTATGGGCATTTTCATTAATAAATCAGCCATGTTATTTCAATTTTGTTTTTTTTGTGTTTATATTTTATAAATATACTCTTGATTAAAAATTTTTATATTTACTTTTTTTTTTAAGAAATTATTCTCTAGTTATATAACTTTTTAATACCTCCAGCAGTAGAATAAGTCTTAACTATATTATCTGGTTTATCTTTAAAATGTTTACTCATTACTTCTACATTTTTTATATCGTCATCTGAAAAACCTATTACTGGTTCATTTGGTATAAAATTGTTTGATATATCATTTTTTATAAATGCTCGTTTATTTAAATTTCCGGCAATATTTTTAATATAAGAAACAAATTTTTCCATCGCTTTAACTTTTAACTCTTCAGGATTCGCAGCACTACCCTCACCAAATGTGACTGGATGATATTTGTTAAGGTTTAAATAAGATTTAATTAATTCGTCATCGCTCATATCGTCTTCACCTACAAATGTTCTATATTTTTTTAAATTTTTAACTAAAGAATCTTTATCAATACCATTAAACCCTTTAATAATATAATTGTAAATAGCTTGTTTTAATGTTTTAGGGTTATGTCCTCTTGCGGTGATAATTGAAAAGATAGACCCATTGTTAATAGCTTCTCTAAAGTCATCAAATGCCGGTCCTTCTTTTGCTCTCATAGCATCGATTAAAAAATCTTTGTCACCTTCGGTTCTAAAATTTCTAAATGGATTATCCGCAAAACCAACAATAGTCTCACCTTTATATTGTATAGGATTTTTTCCCAAGTCGTGTCTATACTCGGCAAAATCATCAGTACTCATCCCTATCTCATCACCATCTTCAGTTTTTAACATAATTTTAGTTGGCATATGAACAATATTATCATCCCAATCGAATGCGTAATATTTCATATCTGGTGTCCCTTCAGGTTTAAATCCTTCTTTAAGTTGTCTTTTCATATTTAAATAAGTAAAGGGGATACTTTCGTACCCCCATTAAATTTATTAGATATTTTCAAATGAAGCTCCTGTTGGAGTTATGAAGAACTCGATATCGATGAACTCTAACGCCTTAGTAGGTTTCAAATATATTTTACCTGTTAATGTGTTTCTGTCTAAATCTTCAGGAGTTGATAATACAGTTACACGGAAATCGTAAAGACCTCTATCTCTTCTGATTGAATCCAAAATAGGGTTAACACTATCCAAGAATTGTTGTCTAACGATTTGGTCGTTTTGTTCAAACAATAATCTTATCGCTACCGCTGAAATCAACTTACGAGCTTGAAGTAATAATCTTCTTACATTCAATCTGTTAAGTGCTGTGTCAGCAACTTGTAAAGTTTTATTACCCCAAATTACAGTTCCAA